AGACCCTAGATAGTTGGGTTCCACCTAATTCTTTCTGGCGTGTTCGTTCTTTTGCTGGGGTGGAGTTTACCAACCTGACGGTGTAGGCTCCAGGTCATGATTGACCTACTTATCACTATCGTCATTGCTGGAGTTGCAGTTACCTATGTAATAGAGTTCTTAGAACTTGTTACTACAGGACTGTTCGGTGTTCCTCTCCTCAATAAATTTCTAACACTCCCATTAAGTTTTGGCGCTTTAATTTCTCAAAACTCACTAGACATGCAGTTCATAATTGCTGTCCCTGCTATTGCTACAGTCTCACTCTTACTGAGCAAGTACTTAAATAAACCAAGGGTTGTACAACAACGACTACCACGACTATAGGGGCACACTATGAAACGAATGATCCTTTTAACATTTGACCCAAGTGCTGATGTGTACTACCCGCTTGTAGAATTACTCGGCAAAGAAGATGTGAGTGAAGTTCTTATTCCAGTAATCACTAGAGGTATATTTACAGAGACAGCAATCAATGCCGTTAAAGAGCAGGGTGTAGATTACAAAATCTATCTTGATGTAGAGACCACCATCGATGGACTAGAAGATGACGCGGATCTAATCACCGTCTGTTCCAACCCCATCAAAGAACTGCTCAACTTAATTACCCCAGATGACATTCTTGCTATGGCATGGGATGACTCAGATGAGGCTCACATGGTCATTCACTCGCTGGAGGATTTTGGTCTTGAGATGTGGAACATCAAAGGGACACTCAATGCCATCGAGATGGATTACACAGAGGACACCACAGAGGAACTCTTTGATGCCATGCAGGAGAGCCTGACATCTTTCATCGAGGTCTTCTCCGCCTACATCGCATCCTCAGTCCTAGACACCTTGATGGACACCATCACGGCACGGCTGGAGGAGGAGTTGGACACTAAAGACATCAACCCATTCGGTGACGACACGCCGTGAGGATCCCACCTGAGGCGTACACCGCTAACCTGACCGATTATCAGTTCCGACTCTTGGCCACCATATGCCATTTAGCGGGCTCTGAAGGCCGTCTGAAGGCCTCGGTAGCCCAACTTGGTATAGAGACTGGCAACGTCCATGAGAAGACCGTCCGTAGAGGCCTTATCGCCTTGGAAGAGGCTGGCTTCATCAAGCGAACTCGGACCAAGAGAGCCAACGGATACCGTGGGATAGACTTACTGGACATTACAAGCCCAAGTGGGACGCTAGAGTCCCCTAACCTAGGGGACGCAAATGTCCACACCTCACATGACTATAAGTCACGTAGCCATATTACTAATAAGTCATTAGTACCTAATAGCAAAGATAGTAATCAATTAAAAGATATTAGAAACACCGAAGGTGTTTCAATGAAAGAGATACGAGTACCTATGAGAAAATGGGAAGATGATTCAGACAATCTTGCAGGCTTCGGCCTTGTTGAGGAGCGAGATGCTGTTCAGCCGAAGATCCGCAAATCAGACCCAAAGACCAGAGGCAAGCGACCTGAGCATGAATGGACTCCCATGGATGTCGCTGCTGAGTTCTCATATCGAGTTGGTAAACGCTACCCGCTCCTGCCAGGGACAGTCAATGTGCGTCAGTTGTCGGGAGCACTCAGTAAATTCCGCAAGCAGTACCAGACCACAGCCTTAGTCGAGTTGGAGTTGCTCAAACTGTTTATGGCAGATGAGCGCAACTTCCAGAACATTGGGGACGAAGCACCCCACCTCTACAAGTTGTACCTAGCATCCTTTGGCAAGAAGATGAACCAAGCCCGTGAGAATTTGGGGCTAAACAAAGTAAATGCTAAGGTCGATACATCTGTTAAGGTCTCAACCCTAACCGCCAGTGATGGCAAGGTCTTCCAGAATTCACTGTCTGGTCGTGCACAGTTAGAGCGATACGAAAAACGATTGGGAGCAACTAAATGATTTTAGATACAGGAACAATGATTGCAATAATGATCGCACTTGCTGGATCATGTTTGATGATGGTTTTGTTCATGCGAGAGAACATGCAATTACGTAAGACGATTAAGTACCTACTGGAGAAAGAGAATACAAATGCCTAAGAAAGTCGAAGCAACATTCGTAGCAACAATCACACTCAACACAGAGAAGGCTGGCGGATGGCTTGCTATCGTCAGTGCACAGCGCCCTGCTGGAGAGTCTGTTAACTCAATGCAACCTGCAGAAGGCATCAGCGAGTACACCGCATGGAAGAACGCATCTGCTGCAAAGCGTTGGGTCAAGGAGCAAGTCCTTAAGCACACACCTCGCAAGTCAGTCAAGATGGTTGCAACTGGAGCACTCGATGCAAAGGGTAAGCCAGCAGCATTTGCTGGATCGTTAACCTTCAAGGTTGACAACGACTTCACATTCACTAAGTAGTAACCCTGAATGTACGACATCAATCAACTGTCTGCTTTAAAGAAGCACTGGCTACTGCGTACCTCAAATATCCCACGTCGCTTCTTAGGTCTTGAGCAACAGGACATCATCGATAGGGCTGGAGAGTTTCCTAGCGAGGTATCGACGTGGATTGATGATGCAATCGGCGGTCAGGTCATTAAGCAGATTGGCAACATCGGTATCAACGGCGTTGGTCTCTTGTTTGATGGCGGTCCAGGAATCGGTAAGACGACCCATGCAGTAGTTGCTGCTATGGAGTTCATCCGCAGACTGCCAGAGGATGATGTGGAGGCTGCAAAAATCTTGGGTCTGACAGCATCTGATTACGGGCTAAGTGCTAGGCCGATTTATTACATGACCTATCCAGAATTTTTGTCCAGAAAAAAGTCAACCTTCGATGCGGATCACGATGATAAGCGCAATATGGTTTATGAACTCGATGGCTTTCACGGACGCTCGAAGTTTGACTGGCTTAATGTTCGCATACTTGTGATTGATGATCTTGGTAAAGAGTATGGATCTAAGTATGACGACAGTTCATTTGATGAGATTCTCAGATTAAGATACGACAAGGCTCTGCCCACAATCGTAACTACAAATGTTAGACTAGAAGATTGGGAATCGGAGTACAAAGAAGCAATGGCAAGTTTCGCACACGAAGCATTTATCCGAGTCCCTATCATTGGTTCTGACCTGCGAGCAGCACAATGAGAGGTATGAGCATGGAGTCTTCTTGGAGAACCGTTCAAGTCTTTATCTCTGCTCAGGCTGCTGGAATCTTTGAAGTTGAAGTTGATACTGAATCAAAGAAGACACGATGCAACTGCCCTGTATGGCGCAAGACAGCCTTATGCAAGCACGTGTTGTTTGTTCAAAACAAGATGCGCTACAACAAAGGTCACTACTCAATACTCGTTCCTACAGAAATCTCTGAGGACTTAGCAGTAGAAGCAAGCGATGACCCAAAGAAGTTTCGTGACTTCGTGGTCAAGTACGCTAAAGTAGAGGTCATATGAAAGGCGGAGACATCTCAAATGTCTCCTCTCTCCAGGTGGTGTGCCTCACCGATGTAGTGATTGCATTGGTTGAAGAAGAGACTAGAAAACTTCTTGGCAAAAAGATTGAGTACAAGATTGGCAACATTGATTTGCAGAACGCAAACAAATTGTGGAACCTTGCAAACAATTACGGCATCTCCCTTGAGTTGGCTGGTTATCGAGACCAGGGCTGGACTGAGGAGTTGCTGGAGAAAGCATTTGACAAGTTAGAAAAGCGTGTGGTCAATCCATTTAACTACTGGCAACTCTACGAGAATCCAGATGAGTTAGTTGCTGGCATTCCATACCGTGCTAATCTACGGGGCGTTATCGATATCCCAGGACGAGTTGCACGATACGGATCAGCAGGAGTACAAATAGACAATATGTAAGAGGGGACACTAAATGGCATCTGACAATGAGCATCGCTTAGTCAGCAAGGTCATTCGAGCTCGAGACATTGTTCCAGCGCTACAACGTGGTGTTACCAATGCATGGTTCTTAGATGATGCCAACAAATGAGTTTGGGATTTTGTCCGTAAGCATTATGGTGAGTACAGCGAAGTACCTACTGCTGTAACAGTTAAAG